CCAACTAGTCTTACCTTCTTTACCAATTTTATTCAAATCACCTGGCTTGTAATAGCAAATATCACTTACTTTACATTCTTTACTAATTGGAGAATCTTCAAACGCTTTTAGTATGCCATCCTGTTCTACTGCATCTTTGAATGTTCTGCTGTCTGTAGCATATTTCTTGTCATCAGCACCTGGACTCATCATATAACTCCACTTGCCGCGATCTTCTATGCGGATGGTGTGATAAACTTGTCCGTTAGCTGTTGCTAGGAAAGGACTTGCACAGTCATATGTTATCATAAAGTTTGGATTGTGATACTTTCTCACAGCACGTTGGATGTCTGTAAGCAGCACAGCCCATTCTAGTTTGCTTGTGCCCAAGAAGTGCATAACATCATGCACGCCTTCTTCTAATAATCCATCGTGTATTTGATGCACCAATCGACGCAATATGAGGTGAACATCGCACATGTTCTGGCCTCCCATAGCCCAACCATTAAAGTGGGTGTCAGGATATTTAGCTGGATCACAATAGTCTTTAAACTCGTTGTACCAATGATCAGCATCGGCGTGATTGCTACCTTGTAATACGTTTAGTACTTTAAAGTTGCCACGTCTATTGGCCATATAGTACTTTGCGTTGATGTGTGTAGCATCCACAGCATCTTGATAACTGTGAATATTTGCTGCTTTTGCTGCTTTAGGATCTTGGAATGTCCAAGTTGGAATATCCAACATCATTCCATAGTCCATATATTCTTCCATCCAGTTTACAACAAGTTCACGCTTTTTGAGCGCTTTTGGACAATTTGGATCAGTCCAATCACCTTCCCAAAGTCCTTTAGCAATTTGGAATCCACCTGAGTCGCCTAGCAACCAACTATTGTCTCTGTCGCGATTACGCAACATATCTTCTTTTTCACTGAACTTGTTTGTATCAAGCTCTGCGTGTCCTGCAGAATAGAGCGCCCATTTATATTGGAACGCTCCTTTGTTTGGATTTAAAAAGTTAAGACCTTCTACTTCGCCAATACCTGCTGGAACACGATTGTAATCAACATATTCACCAAAGCGTTGCTTGCCTACAAATGTAGCATAAAAGCCACTTATACTGGGCAAGAACACAGCATAGTCATTTTGTGTTTCAGTAAGGTTAGTCTTCATTATTTTTGTTGTGCTGGTAGAATATAATCATATTTTGCCATTCCGCTATCTACACTAATCTTCATAGCACCTTGGTCTGTAATGCTCATAGTTTTATCACCATCTAAATTTAGAATAGCAATAACTTGTGCTACTGGCCAACTCCAAGTGTGTGTTAATGTACCGCTAATTCCGTGTTCAAATGTAAAGCTACCTGCGTGTGTTGCTTCGTCACCAAAGTAAAAGTTTAGATTACCATCTTCTGTTTTTACTTGGAATACAGCTTCTTCACTGTGAGCACCAGACATAAGTTTCATACGTGCAATAGCAGCCATATTTGGCTCAATTTCAACATCATAAGTGTTTACTTTAAATTTTACACTTTTTAGTTTTTCTTCAATGATTGCTTTGTTCATAAAGCGATAATCATTTTCAAAGTCTCCGCTTGCATTTTCAAAATGAATATGTGTTGGCATAACTTCGCCGTTGCGTTCTGCTTGTACAACTTCAATAGTTGCATTTTCTTTATATTCTGGATTGTTCAAGTGATAAGCAAGTTTGCCTAAATCAGGCATACCAAATACACCTGTAAATTCTCCAACTGGCGAATGTGTTGTTGCACTCATAATCACACTACGATCATCTGCCATACTTTCGATACTTGTATCATCTTCAGCTGTAACTTTTAGTGTTGTAATAAAGCCTAGTTTGTGTGTATGGCTTACAATATCCTGTAGAATGTCTTTCATATTAATCTCCATTTTGTTCATTATATAACATTTGTTGGTCGTTGTCAAGATAATTTTGTAGAATAGAATACGTATGCTTCCAATCTTTTACTGCAAAACAATTTTTTTTGGCAAGTTTTTTAGCAAGAGGATAATCATTGCCATCATTAGACATACGATCTCCAAAGAAATAAATATCTTCATATGGTGCATCAAAGTCTTCTAGTATTTGACTTTTGTCTCCGCCCTTGCGAAAAATGTCAATGCCAGTTTCGCCACCAACTGCTGCCGTTATACTAGGAAAGTCTAAATTGATTTGGAATGCAATACTTTCACGTTCTCTATTTTCTAAATCATGTTTTATATATAATTTACGTTCACCTAATGTAGCATTTCTTCCTACAATACTGAAGTTAATTGTACCCATACGTTCTTCAATATGATTACCTGTACGTAGTGGGAACCCACTGCCTTGTAACCAGCCATTCATTAAGTCATACAATTCTTTTGGTGCTTCAAACTTTTTACAATTAACACGCTTGCCTTTGAACCAAGTATCGTTGCCCGAACAATTATAAACAGTCACAACTGATTCGCAAATTTCTTCGCCAAGTTGTTCAACAGTTTTAGCATAGTCACTGCCAGTTACAAGCCAAACTTTATTATCTTTAATAAACTGTATAAAAAACTCTTTAAACTGTGGATCTATAACTTGCCTGCTTGGAGTAAGTGTTCCATCCACGTCAAATATAAATTTATTCATCTGTGCAAAATGCCTTTTCGCCTTGTGTAAATTCTGCTTCTAATACTGCCTGTTCAATATGACAGCTCATAGCAGTTTCAAAAGTTTCATATCGAGTATATTTAGGTTCTGCGCTACCAATAACGCTACTTACGATCCACAGTGTCCACATTGACATTCTCCTCTAACCATTCAAGACAGATTTTAATATAATGATCTCTCTGCCACTTAACTTTATCATGTGACATTTCAGGACGATCAATAGCAATATATTGTATCAACTGTTCAGCAGTTAATGACTTTGTATATTTGCTCATTGCTTCTCTCTTTCTGCTACTCGCTTGCGCAAGTCACTTGATGAGAAGCGGTGATCTCTCTTGTTGAAGTGTAGCTGGATACCCCGCTTCTTGCAAATATCCTTGCCCGTAAAATCCTTTTCACGATACTCTTCACCTAGTATTCTAACATCAATATTATACATTGTCAAGATATCTTCTAGGTCTTGTTCGGTGCCATAAGGAATGATTTCATCTACATAGGTTACACCTTTTAACTGTGCATAACGTTCTACAATGGTTTGCACTGGTGCATTCTTTTCTGGACGATCAACGCTTGGATCCATTTGTAATCCGCATATTAGATAATCGCATTGTTCTTTTGCTTCACGTAGCATTTGTATGTGCCCTGCGTGTAACAAATCAAATGTACTGCATGTAAATCCTACTTTCATGGCGTAATTGTTACTTCCTTTACTTTATGTGGTTGATTAAGTATCCAGTCAATAACACTAACACAATAATCAACACTCATTTTTTCGTCTTTAAACATTTCTACTCTTGGTGTATCTATAAACCCAAACCTAACACTAGTAGTGTTTATTCCCTGATAATACAATTGTTCGTTGGCTTTGTCAAGAGCTGCTTTTTGAACTGCATATATATGAGGCCACGATTTATTGCCATCTCCACTGTTTGAACTTATGTTTATTATACGTTTATTTAGGCCTGCAGCCTTGTAAAGTAAATTAATTTGTTCAAAGTTGTCGTGTTTACAATTAATAAACACATCGCATTCTTCTAAACTATCGCAATTACCGTACTTGGCTGCTAGTGCTTCACCTAATCCTCTACGTGTACCTGTTATATAATACTTCATTATTCCCACTCAAATAAACTGTTGAACGTGTTGTTTTGTTTTGTACTTTCTAAGTCATATTTTAGAACACCAATCAAGTTGTCTAGTTTGTTATCGATAATAACTTCTTCCATTGCGTCTCCGTCAAATGGCAGGTCTTTAAACCATTCTGGCAAACGTAGCTCATCTGTAGGATACGCAACACTGGTGTATTGTAGCGGATTTTGTTTTAGTTTACAAACAATAACTTTCATGCCATCTACAATATCTTGCGAATATTTGTCACCATTCATTTTCTTTAGTGTGTTCCAGTTGATGCTTGCTCTAACGTGTCCTGGCATGTTTGCTTTGCCTTGTTTTTCTTCAAGACGCTGATAGTGTCCAATCTTGTTTGCACGTTTTGGCGAGCCTTTTTCAAAGCCCGGACGTTCTTTAAATTCACGTCTAAAGTCTGTGATGCTTTCTAGTATTTCTTTTTCATCCTTTAGTGCAAGTACCATATCAAGTAATGTTTTCAAATAGTCTTGCATAAACACCGGAGTGTCACTACGCTTCAAATCTAAACCCATAGCTTTAACTTTACCCAATTTGCCGTCTTTGTCTGTACGATTACCTTCTAAGTCGTATACACGTACAGCATAACGTTTCTTAGTAATAAACAAACCTGTATCTGCAACAACTTCACGCCCTGCTGCAATAACTTCGCTGCGTGGACGTGGACAATGAAACGCTCTAGCCATAAAATCCGGAAATGTTGTATTTGCTTGTTCACACAGTTGATCATACAGTGTAATCACATTGTCTTTACCCCACGGAATATCACCTGCTGCAATTTCATCTTTTAGCACAGGATACGCACTAAAATAAACAGAGTCAGTATCGCCATAAATGATTGCTTTACCAACATGATCATATTCACCTGTAATAATCTTGTTGACTTCTGCAGCCATGTGTTTTGCAATTTGTCGACCTGTTAGTGTAGTTGATTGTCCAATACGTTTATCAAAGAATCTACAGCCTGGATTAAGAATAGCACCATACAAACTGTTCAAATTAATCTTTTTAACAAGTTGTCTTTTATCCCAAAACGCTATTTCTGTTTCGTTGCCTGCGTCAATTGCTTTGCGCATTTTTGCTTGTAGTTCTTTACGTTCAGCATACCAACGTTTTAGCAAACCTGGAATAACACCTTCAACTTCTGTTGTAAAAATAGTGCCATTAGCACTGAGCATCCAAGGTTGATTGCTGTCAAAAATAAGTTTGTAAATCTCCGCACCACTTAGAACATGACTGGTGCCATCTTCTAAATCTAATGTTAGCGCAACATCTTTGCGTTGCTCTATTACAGCATCATATTCCAGTGTTGCAAATTTACCTTCCCAAGCACCTGCAAATGACTTTTTTTCTAGTGTTTGTGCGTTGTGCAAAAACTCATCTGTTAAGTTTGGACGTATTTGTCCTACAATGGTTTCTGGCGCCATATTCATTGCACGAATAATACTTGGATATAGACTGTTCAAGTCCATTGAACCAATCCATTCATGCACGCCTTTCTTTGGAAACGCAACATAAGCGCCTGCTGCTGCTGTATTTCCTTCGTGATTTACTCTGTTAGGAACCTGCATTCCGCGCCTGTGTGCTTCGTTAACAATAGCTTGCTCTGTAACTGCAACTGCGCCTGCTGTTGTTTGTAGCAGCACCGTGTTGTCATGTGCAATCTCATTTGCAAGATCGATAAAACGCAGTTTCTTGTCTAGTTTGTCTAATAGAGCAACGTCTTGTCTGTTGTATTCAATAAACTTTTCAAAGTCATTGTTGTAAAGTTGATCAAGTGTACCTTCGTACACAGTCTTGTTTTCACCAACTTCCATTTCGCCAATAGCATCTAGTCTATATGTGTGACGTTCTTCATATGTGTACTTGCGATATAAGTTGAGATAGTCCATATGTACTCTTCCGATGGTATCATATGTTTCACTCAACTTACCAAACTTTTCATATTCTCTACGCTTGGGCAATTGTCCCCACAAACAAAAACGTCTTGTGTCATCTTTGCTCAATACACGTTGTATTCTGTTGATAGTGTACGGAACGTCATAACCTTCACTGTTCCAACCACTGTGGATATCTGCATCTTCAATCAAGTCAAGGAATGCTTCAAGCATGTCACACTCGCCTTGTTTGCTGTTAGGAAACAGTATACATTCGTTACCCCAACGACTTTTACACATAGCGTTTGCTTCATTAAAGTCCATACCTTTAGGCGGCATTGCAACTGTAACCAACATATCAAGCCATTGCAAATGCACTGTAATTGCAGTAATTGGCATAAATGGATCTTCTACTGGAGCAAAGCCACGCTCTGGATCAAAGTCAGTCTCGATATCCCAAAACGCCACGTTCAACTTTGGTGCATCTTGGTTCAAGTAGTTTTCACTCAAGCATTGGAATATTGGATTTACATCCGACTCAAACATTTTCTTGCCTTTATTTATAGCAAGTTCTTTGCGGAAGTCTTTTGTATTCTTGCATACTACACGTTGTAGTTGGTCGCCAAAGATACTTTTGTATTTGCCACGTGGATCTTCATAGTAAAATGTGTATTTTGCTTGATATTCGTTATACATACGCTTTCCGTCTTTGCGTTCCACACAACGGATAATATCAGCGTCTCTATCAAAAAATGCGTCTACGTATGGCATTTATATTCCTTTTTCTAATTATAACACAAAAAGCTGTATAAGAGCAATCGAATTCATTAAAACAAACCAAGCACATAAAACAATTGCAAAAGCAGCCTTTCGTATAACTGTACTAATTACACCTAAAATACTTCCAATTAAATACATAGGAATAAAAATTTCTGTTGCAGGATCTAAAACAGTAAAAGTAAGAATAACCGAAGCAGCCATAAGTATAGTTGTTTCGGCCATTTCACAATAGAAAGCTACAGGCGACAATCTATAGCTTTCTTTAATGTATTCTATTACCTTATGCATCTTTATCGTAACCAGTAGTAGCTACGATAGTTTCTAAATCTTCAAATTCGTCTTGTACACGACTCCAATCACGTTTCTGTGCAACTTTTATTGCTTTGTTGATCAAACTTGGTTTTACATTTAATTCTTCTGCAACTGCTTTGATTGTTTCTTTTAATCCGCCTTGCAAATCTTCAATTTCTTGTAATACAGTTACACCTTCTTTCACTAGACGTTCTAGTTTGGCCTTTTCTTCAGGGCCATACACTCTATCGCTCATGCAATACTCCTTGGTTATTTACTTTAATATACTATGATTCTGACTCTTCGTCAAGTGTTTTATACTGCCATTCATTAGTGTGCCCTACACTCCACTTGGGTTCTGTTTCTACTTTATAGTTTTGTGTGCATACCTTAAAGTCTGGTGTTAATAAGTTTTCTGGTGTTAGGGAGCTATCACGCCAGATAACCCTATTGTTAGGCTGAGCAGCGAATTGACCGTTGTCGAGTTTAATAACATTAAATGATTTGTGCTCAGGGTCGTGTTCGCTGAAGTTGGTGTCAAGGATGGAAGTATCGCGGTGACAATTATCGATTGTGAAGCAATACTCACCGGAATGCATACGTCTGTCTTTACCAAAAAATTCGCATCGTGACAATAATGGTTTTTGGATAACGGTGATGTCATAATCAAAACAATCCCAAAGCTGTAGCACATCAAGCGGAAGAAGCTCGCCGTGATCAGTTTTCCATACAAACGCTGAGATAGGTAGTTTATCATACAATGCTCCATAGTCTGTCAATAGTGTTTCAAAATACAATGCTTTTGCTTCTACGCTTTTTACACTTACCCAAATACCTGGCGTAAACTCTCCGTGTCCACGCTCGTGATCATATAAAAACTCTTTACGAACATAAACTGATTGTAATGGTAAACTATGTACTAAAAATGCCACTAAACTTCCTCGAATGTGTATGTGCTCGACGCATCGTGCATTGCACAAAAACGTTGTATTCTGTCTGCGCCTCCTTCTTGGATATCTCCAAAGAACTGCTGTTTGTATATATCAAATAACTCTTTATACAGTGTTTCGTTTGTTTCTGCTTTTTTTACAACATCAAATTTTTCTGGTCCAAAATGTGCGTACAAAGCAAATGTTTTTACAAGTTTGTGTACATCATAAGGTTGTAAATATGGATCTGGCATACGTATAACCCAGTCGTCCATAAAGCCGCCGCCTACTTCGCTTTTACTCTCCCATCCACAAATATAATTAGGATCTAAGAAACCTGCTTTTTCTGCCATACTTCGCAGGTCAGTACCATGATATGGTTGCCACATACTAATTGTTAAACCGTCATACCCTCTTGCTTTGTGAATAAATTCAGCAGTATCCATTACCATTTGTCTTGTTTCAAATGGCATGCCTAATATAACATTTAAACTATAAGGAATATTACTTTCATTTATGTAATCTAAAAATTTGTAATATGTGTAATTATTTGCATTACGTTTTAATATATCTCTACGATATTGTTCGTTACCACTTTCAATACCAAAGGTCATACGATATACACCTGCTTCTTTCAATGCTTCTAAATATTCTGGCTTACAGTTTTCTATGCGTGTGTTAAACCAAAATGGTATTTTGTATTTGCTCCACATTTCACAAAATTCAAATATTTCTTTAGCAGGTCTAGCAAGAAAACTATCATCTTGAAACATAACAAGATCTGGATTGTATAAATCAATGTATTTTAGTAATTCGTTTTCTATTACATCTGCGCTTTTCCTACGCATAAAGTTACCAATTTTAAAATCTTTTGCTAAGTTACGTGTTGTAGGACTATTGCAATATGTACAGTTGTATGGACAACCTCTATATGTTTCCATACTGATAGCACGTTCAAATATTTTACCACCCATTGGACGTTTCCATCTTGCACCTTGGAAACAATCATAATCGGGCATTGTTTCACTTATGTTGCACAACTGAGCAGGAGCATTCTTTTTAATTTGTCCATCTTTTTTGTACCAAAGTCCTTTTACATTTTCAAAACTTACGCCTTGCTTGATACAATTGATTATATCTATAACTACATTTTCGCCTTCATGTCTTGCTAAACAATTTACACTAGGCCAATTTATAACAACATTTGGAGCATTTGTAGGAAATTGCCCGCCTAACACATGAGGGATATTCAAATGTTGAATACTATCCATAAGTCTTGTAGCCATACGCCATACATCTTCTTGTACACTCATTAATATTAGATCTGGCTTGTATGTTTCAACTTTGTTTAAGAAATCTGGAATAATTTGTTTTGGATCTTTAATCCAAAACATGTCTTGAATTTCGTCTTTTTTGTTTTGCCTGCTTGCACCAATTTCTGTCATACGTATATGGCGATTGTCGTATTGTTCACTGTACTGTGTTGTTTCAAAAAGTTCAACTGTACAATCCATACGTTTAGCAATAGCATTAAAAAGTCCCATACTCATTGCAGGAGACATCATAAGAGGTAAGTTAGGATATACTAAAAGTATTCTTGTAGACATTAATTTTGAGGCTGACCTGTTTCGTCATATCCAATACGTTCTAAAAATTGTAGGAATGATTCTAAAAGTTTTCCGTTTACACGAGGAGTAGGGTTGCCACTATCTGGGCTTGTATATATATTCCATCTTCCTGCTGTATAGCCTAACCATGCAGATCTTTCTGTTTCGCCTTCTTCAGGAATTTCGCCAAATCTCATTGGAATAATATCCATTGGTGGATCAGTATTTTCTGTTAAGGTAAACTTGAATCTATTGACAGCATTAGGTAATTCGAATTGATATTCGCCAAATGGTGTTTCAACTGTGCTAATTCTTAAAGGTCTATCAAGATTAAATTTTTCATAAAATTGTCTATACAAATCTGGATCTTCTTGACGTAATCTAGTAGCTAGTTGTGAGTTACCTGCTATTCTACTGAAAGCTCTGCTTACTATTTCAAATTGTGATCTATCTTCAAGTAAAGTAAGAATTACTTCTATTGGTTTTTCATCAGTTCCGTCCCAATTTCCGCCCATTACTTGTTCTAATACTTTAGCAACTTGATTTGGAAATAGGTAAATTTTTATTCCGCCTGACATTAATCTATAAATTGGATTATCTATCTCCTGACGATCGATAATTGCTGTAAGACTTGATGCATTTCTGTCGTGCATCATATCTATACTGTTGCGTTCAGATCTATCAGTTAGTCCCATATCACGTGATGCTACACCTACTTTTTGCCAAGTATCTGCAGGATTATCTGAATTTAAAATTTCTCTGGTTGCTTCATCAATTTCTTCGTCATCAGTTCCTGTGAATTTTTGTGCCAACTCCTGATGTACGTCTAAAACTTCTACATCAGCGTCATCTGTATCATCCACATCGTCTAAGTTTCTAAATCCTTGCAAATCGCTTGAAACTTCGTTTGCATATTCAGGATCAAACCAAACATTTAATTCGTCGATAAGAATTTTTCTATCTTGTAAAATTTCTTCATTTGCTACTGCTGATAAATCTTGTACGCTTCCACCTTGAGCATTTAGTAATGCTAATTGTTCCATTATACCTCTTGCTCTAAAGTTTCCAACTTGTGCACCGAATTCAAATGGTTCACTGCCTGTATAGAAAGCAATCATTTCTGGTACGTTTGATTGTAGTTCGTTTTCAAAAACACTTCTGGCTGTTTTGTAGTTGTCATCACCTCGTTCGATTTGAACATTTTCTGGTGTTGTACCACCAGTAGATTCAATTGCTGCTCTTAAAACTTGATCTTCTACTATAGCATCTCGTTGAATACTGCTTATATCGCCATCTAACCATGCGCTACCTTGAGAAACAGGTCCCCAATCTATTGTACCATCTGTATCTCTTTCTTTGTTTACATAAAATTCTCTTTCATTGATTGTGATTTTGATTTGATCTTCATCTTCAAATCTAATAGATCTAAATAATGGTAAAGGCATAATTTTTTGAATACGTAATAAATTTTTACGAACTATTTCGTCATAGTCATTATCATTGAGCTCTTTTGCTAGTCTTCTATTTAGATCTTCGTTTGTATCTTGCTTGTATGCTTGTGCAATTGCATCATAATCTCCTGCAATACGTAAACTTAGCATAATTTCTTCTATAGTTGTTTCGTCTGTATTTCCAGTAAAAAATCCAAACTGGAAAGCACGTTTTAAATCTGCTACTATTGCAGCTACATTGGTTTGTGTCAGTCTAGTTCCAGTTTCTCTTTCTCTAGTTCTTACTTCGTCGGCAGCAGCTTGATCAATTTGTGCATCTCTATTTAGAATAAAGGTTGCTAATCTAGCATAATATTCAAATAATTTCTGAGGTGCATTTTCCCCTAACGCTAATCCATTTGGTGCAACAAGAGTTTGATTGTTAACTTCTTTATTACCATACTTGGCCACTTCTAAAACTCTTGCAAGATTGTTTAACCACCTAGGAGGACTGTCTAAATTAGCATTTATTTCTGCCATTTTTTTTCTAACTTGTCTAAGTTTTGTTTGTTCGCTTGCATCGGCAAGAGTTTCAATGCCTTCGTTTAATATTGCTAACCATCCACTTAATCCAATACTACTAATAAACAGTCTCATATTTTCTGTACGATCGTTTGTAAATTCAGGATTTGCTTCGTGTATACGATTTTGGAATCTTTGTCCTTCAAATGGATTTCCTCTGCCTTCTACACTACCACGCATTGCTACTCTATCAATGCGTCCTGCTGAAGTTAGTGGAGCACGTAGATATCTCACTTCACGTTGTGTTAGACCAGGTCTAGAAGTATCAGTTAGTTGCTCACCAAGCTGCTCATTTACCCAACGCTTCCATTCCATGATTGCAGTGTCTAGTTCTGGAGTATGTTTACCGTCAATAGGACCTTGCCACAAAGATCTGCCTTGTTTTTTATGTTGTGATAGTAATTCTTGTATTCTTCTTACTTGTACTTCAGTACCATTTGCTGCATTAATTATACCTGTTACTGTAAGCATATCAAGAGGATCACCACCTTGAGGAGCTTCGGTTATAATATCAAGTACTTTCATTTATTTTCTCATTTTTTTATTTAATGCAGCATACAACTGATCTTTTATGCTGTCAACACTTGATTCTTTTGCCATTTTAGTAGCAGTAGCATACATAACTGATTCGGCGTCATCACCGTAACGATCTTTAAAATCACTTTTGTTTTTCTTCATACCTTTAACGTATTTTTCTTTTTTCTTTTCTTCGCCCTTAGTAAGTTCTCTTTCGTTGACAGATTCTTCCATACTTGCTGTGGCTGCTGTTGCTGCTTTTTTAATTTCTTGTTCGCTTGCATCTGGCATAATTGCTTTTATAGCACGATATATAGCTTTGTACAATTCACCAGTTGGACTAAATCCGATCTTATTAGCAATACTTCCTTGTCCAAAACTCTGATCTATTGCTTTTACAAATGGATCTTCTTCTTCGCCTACAAGTTTATCTTTTAAAGGATGAGGTTGTTCGCCATTTGTACTCGGTGTGCTTGTTTTCGGCATTGGATCTTTTCCTTTTGCCTGACCTGCAGGACCCATCTTTTGTTTTTCGGTAAGCGTTACACCTGCTAATGCGGCAAAATCATTTAAACTATAATTTTTATCTATAGGCAGGCTACCTTCTGGTACCTCAACACTTTCGTTAACAAAATCTTTTGTTGGTGGAGCATTTCCAACAGCACCTCCATTTGCAGAGGCTTGTAATTTTGCTAAATCTTCTTTAGGATCTGTTGGATCCATTTCAAATAATTTGTGTTGTAGTGCATGAAAGTCCATTATTTTTTCCTTTTCTTTTTGCCAGCGCAATGTGCCTTTTGTGAGAAGCCTTTTGGATTGGAGCAATTAATACTTTTCTTGTATTTTGCACTCCATTTTTCCGATATGACTTCTTTTATTTTCATTACATTTTAACGCAGTTATCTACAGTTTTATCGCCTTTTTTCTTCGTGCCCATACGCCTGTATCCTTTCCAGCATACCTTACCGTCAACACCTTTTTGTTTTTCTTCTGGCAGTGTTGTGTAGCTTGGGTTACCGCAATCAGGACACAGTCCTTTTGCTTCTTTTAATCTTGCAGATAAAGATCCTTTGTATGAACTAAATTCTTCATTAGTTAGTACAGGTTTGTGTCTTTTAGGTTTCGCAGATTCAGCAGCCATTGGTGTTTCCATATTCATTTCATAATCTAAACTGTGATATACACTACCCAAATAGTCTGCTGCTTTTGTGATTTTTGCCTGTTGCCAACCTTCAATGCCTTCTGCTTCACTAATACTTTTCATCATTTCGTGAAGTTTGATTGCGTATTTTGCAATTTTATACAAATCACTACGTGCCATTTGTACTTCGTGATCTCGTTCTGCACGGTCAGCTAGGTCAGCAAGCCCTTCGTTTGTTTCCATTTTCCAGTGAGATCCTTTAGGATCATTGCAATCATGCGGACAATCGGTAGTAGGTTTACCGTACTCGTCACCGCAATCTTTACAGATTTTCTTTTCTTTTGCCATTATAATGCTCCAATTGTAATTACAGTAGTATTTATCGTTTATTGAATTCTATCAATAGTAAAACGCTTCTCGTGAAATGTATTTTCAGTTGCTAGATATAACAAGGTATCAAAAAAATCATTTGGATCTTTAAATTGTATATGATGCTTGATTTTTTGTTTTTTAGATGGAATGTGCAATATTTCTTCACCGTTGCAAAACCAGGTAACACAGCCCCATTTTTTCATTATTTTTTTGTCCCAATTGTTATCAGTTGTTACACTCCAATCTACATGTCCTTGTTTTGTCATGTATTCTGCTTGTCCTATTGTAGATAGTGAACACCAGTCTTTTTTACCTGCACTCCATACTATTTGTAAATCGTCTAAGTCTCTTGATACATCTACTATAAAGTCACATTTTTCCTCATAAAAAGGATTTGTATGAATTACCACACAATCTAATGTTTTAAATCCTCTAGAATGTGCAGCCATTAACCTAGCACCGCCTGGATGCAGTTTGTTAATTGTGTATTGTGGAGATAGTAGTATTGTTATCGGATTTATTATTTGTTCTTCGCCCATCATATGAGTAAAAACTTTAGTCATACCTTTGCGAATTTTATTAACATACATTTCTTGGCGTTTGGCAATGATTTGTTTTACATGGGGATGATCTAGTAATAATTTTCCTTTTACAGGATAAAACATTATTTTTTAGTTTTTTTCTTTTTGGGTTTTCCGTTACTTAAAACATTGTCTTGATCTAATGCATTTTTAGCAGTACCATCTGGATTTTTCATTTGACGACTAATCATACCACCAACTGGAGTGGCTACACTTGCTATTGCGCCTGCTGTTGTTTCACATAGTTCTTTTATTTTCATTGTATTTTCTCCAATATTCGTTGCGTTCGTTAGTGCTTGCTCGTCGAGCCTCGTGTTCTTTTAATTTAGCAACATAATGTGACCATTCAACATCATCTATACTGCTGTCTTCATTTTCTATAGGATATAGTTCAACTACTTTGTCCTCGTTGTTTTGCTGATCGTTCACGTTGTTTCTCCTCAAGCCACTTGAAATAATTTGTAACAGGGTTTTTCAAATACCATG